ATATTACTGCTGTTGTTCAAGGTAATATATCAGTTTCAAATGCTACTATAGGTGGTAATTTATATGTAAGTGGTACTACTACAGTTGTAGGAGCTGCACATTTACAAAGCACATTAAGTGTCGCAAGTAATGCAGTTATAGGTGGCACAGCTACTATTGTAGGCAACGCATCAATAGGAGGAACATTAAGTGTAGGTGGTGCAGCTAATTTTATAAGCACAGTTACTGTATCAGGAGCTGCAGGATTTTTAACAACAGCAAGAGTTTCTGGTAATACTACAATAGGTGGTACTTTAGATGTAGCAGGTAATACTTCATTAGGCGGAACTGCAGTTATAACTGGTAATGCAACATTTGATGGTGATGTATCAGTATCTGGTGATATGAATATTGGAGGTCATACTACAATAGCCGGAGCAGTATCATTAGGTTCTACTTTAGATGTAACAGGTAATACTTCAATAGGAGGTACATTTTTAGCAACAGGTAAAGCAGAATTTGAAGATGATGTTTCTGTAAGTGGTAGTGCTACTATTAAAGGAACTGTAAGTGTTGGTGGTGGTATTATTGATTTAAAAAATACAGGTTCACGTTCTGAACTTAGAATGTATTGTGAATCAGCAAATGCTCATTATGCTGCATTAAAAGCACCTGCACACGCAGATTTTTCTGGAAATATATCTTTAGTAATGCCTGCATCTGCAGATACATTAGCAGGATTAGCAGCAACACAAACATTTACAAATAAAACTTTTGGCGATAAAGTAGAGTTTGATAATGACGTTTGTATATCAGGCAATGCTTTTATAGGAGGAACAGCTACAATAGCTGGTAATGTTTCTATAGGTGGTACATCTAATATTACAGGTAAAGCTGAATTTGAAGATGATGTATCAGTTAGTGGTAATGTTGCAATAGGTGGAACAACAACTATAACAGGTGCTGTATCTCTTGGAAGTACATTAGATGTAGCAGGTAATGCATCTGTATCTGGCAATTTAAATATAGGTGGAACTGCAACTATAGGTGGTAATACATCTGTAGGTGGTACATTAACAGTAGGTGGTAAAGCAGAGTTTGATGGAGATGTTTGTGTATCAGGTAATTCACAATTAGTAGGCACGTTAAAAGTAACAGGTGCTACAACAGTCACAGGTAATACAGGTTTCTTAGGAACAGTAAGAGTATCAGGTAATACTTCATTAGAAGGACAATTACAATTAACAAAAAGTGCAGCAGCAGTTGTTTGTGCAACAGCTATTAATGGTGTAGCTTCAGTATCATTAAACTTTGGTAATGCACAAAACTTTAGTACAACAGTTACAGCAGCACATACACTAGCTAAACCCACAGGATGTAGAACAGGACAAACAGGAAGTATTTTCTTGACACAAAGTGGAGGAAGTGGTACAATGGCTTATAACGCAGATTTTAAATTTATTGGTGGTACAGACCCAACCTTATCAACAGCAAATGGTGCAGTAGATAGATTAGATTATATTGTAGTATCTGCATCTAGTGATGGAGTTGGTGGAGATATACAAATGGTAATTTCACAGGCATACGCATAATGGGAGTTTTTCAAAATAATTTATTAGCAGGAGCTGCAGCAGCAGCAAGTGCAGGTGGAGCAGCTTTTTATGATTATCAAATAGAACAAAGTTGTAGATTTGATAAAGCAACTCCTTCTTATTTAAGATTACCTGAAGGAAGTGGTAATAATGATTATTGGACATTTTCTTTTTGGTTTAAAACACATTCACTATCTTCAGGAACATCACAAGAGTTTTTATCTGCTGGTAATGGTGGTAGTAGTTCTTCAGATACTTTATTAAGAATAGGCTTAATGGACGCAAGTCATGGCCAGTTTATAAGAGTTAACTCTGGAGCAACAAATATAATTGATACAACTGCAGTATTTCGTGACCCTACAGGATGGACACATCTTGTTTGGAGTAATAATGCAGGAACTACTCTTTTATATATAAATGGAACTCAAGTAGGAAGTGGTTCTTTAGATGGTGGTACAGGAAGTGTAATAAATAATACGGGGTGTGCCCATTATATAAGTAGAGGTAGAAATGCAGATGGCAACTATGTTGATGGATATTTAGCAGAAATGATGATGATAAGTGCAAGTGGAAGTGCAGGAGTATTAACACCAACTTCTTTTGCAGAAGAGCATAATGGTGTATGGAGACCTATTGACATAAGTGGTTTATCTAATCAAGATTTTTATTTAAAATTTGAAAATGCTAGTGATTTAGGAAATGATTCTAGTGGTAATAATAGAGATTGGACACCTACAGGACTTGGAGCAGACCATCAAGTTCTTGATAGTCCTACATTTGGGAGTTAAATAAATATGGCAAGTAGTGGAAATTTTACAACTATAAATCCTTTACAAAAAATATCTACAGGAACATTTAGTAATGGTAATTTAACTTATGCATTAAGTGGTACAGATGGATTTATTGTAACACAACCTATGACCACAAAAACTTATTGTGAAGTAAGAATAGATGCTCAATCTAATTATGGAGGTTCTGTAGGACTTAGAAGTGGAGATGGTCAAGGTGCTTTTAGTGATTCAGTAACATTTCAAACAAATTATTCTTCTGGAGCAATGTATTATCTTAAAGGAACTTCAGAACAAACAAGTCCTGGAAACATAGGTGGTGTTGTTGCAACAGGAGCTGTAGTTATGATGGCTTATGACCCTGCTACTTTTAAATGGTGGGTTGGTGTTAATGGCACATGGAGAAACTCTGGAGACCCTGCTAATGGTACTGGTTTTATATATGAAGGTTCAGCAACTCAATTTGACCAAGTAACAGATGTTTTTTGGGGAGGTGGTAAAGGTAGTGCTAATGGAATGACAGTAACTTGGAATTTTGGACAGGACGATACATTTGGTGGACAAGAAACAGCAGCAGGTAATGCAGATGGTAATGGTTTTGGTGTATTTAAATATTCACCACCAACAGGATTTTTTGCAAATACTACAGCAAATATGGTTATATCAGATGACATAGACCCTGCACAGACTGATGACAACCATCCTGATAAATTATTTCATGCTGGAAATTATAATGGAACTAATGCTGATAAAAGCGTAACAATAGGATTCAAACCTGATATTGTTTTATTTAAAAGTGCTGACCAATCAGGAAGTAGTACATCAAGAGGTGCTGGTGCATCTACTTCTAATTGGTGGTTCTATGATTCAAGCAGAGGTGCATTAAAAAATATGATGTTAAATCATTCTAATGCAGAAGCAACAGTAGCTAATACATTAAAAAGTTTTGATACAAATGGTTTTAGTGTAGGTGCTACAGGAGAAACATATTATGGTACTGAAAATGCTTTGAATAATTTAATTACACATTATGCTTGGAAATTAAATGGTGGAACTACAGCATCAAATAGTGAAGGTAATATATCAAGTACAACTCAAGCATCAGATGCTACTGGTATGTCTATGGTTTTATATAATGGTAATGGAAGTCAAGGACAAACAATAGGACATGGATTATCAGCTACCCCTGAACTAGTAGTCTTTAAAAATAGAGACCAAGGTTCTACTCCAGTAGCTATGGACTGGGTAGTAGCTTTAAGTCAAGCAACTGGTAGTCCTTTTAGAGCAATAAATGGAGATGACCATTGCCTTGATTTTAATGACACAAATGGTGGTGCAAACTTTTATACTTCATCAGATGGAACTGGATTAGGATTTACCCCTACATCTACTACATTTCATGTGCCTAATAATGGTAACGCACAATATTGGTTTAATAGAAGTGGAGATGATTATATTGGATGGGCTATGCATACAGTAGAAGGGTTCTCAAAATATACTCAATACATAGGAAATGGTAATGCAAATGGTCCTTTTATTTATACAGGTATGCAACCTACTATGGTATGGATTAAGTCTATTGGTGCAACAGGAGATTGGAGTTGTTTTTCTGTGCATGATACTTCTGTAAATTCTAGTTATATAAGTTTAAAACGAAATGCTGTTGCTACAAGATTAGAAATTAATACTGGTAATAATAGAGCTACTGATTGTTCTGTAGATTTTTTAAGTAATGGATTTAAAATAAGAACAAGTGACAGCCATATAAATAATAGTAGTACAAAATATATAGTAATGGCATGGAGTGGTGCAGCTCCATTTAAATATAATAACACAATATAGGAGGTGATAATATGTGGGCACAAGTAATAGATGGAAAAATAGAACAAATATATCAAAGACCAAAATCTTTAATAATAAATAATGTTCGTTATCCATCAAATATGTTTACTAAATATACTGATGCAGAAAAAGAAGCAATAGGTATTTATCCAGTTATTGATAATGGAATAGCAGGAGATGATAGGTTTCAATCAACTTCTCAAGCTACTTATACTTTTGATGCAACAAATAAAAGAGTAACAACAAGTTATACAGTAACAGATTTAAAATTAGATGATACAACTTTAAGTGAAAAAGATGAAAAAGGTAATGCTATAGTTATATTAGGATTAAAATCAGAAGCTAAAAATTTAGCTAAAAAACAAGCTAATGGTTATATATCTAGATTTAATTGGTTAGTAGAAAGAAGTATCTATGATAGTAGTAAATCTATACCAAGTGCAGTTAGCACTTATGTAGCAGCTATTAAAACTGATTGTGCTGAAATAGAAACAGCTATAGATAATGCTAGTGATATGGCAGCTTTTAAAGCTTTATACACAGATGAATTAAATAGTGATGGTACAATTAAAACTATAAATAGAATTAATAGATGGAGTGATGATTATGACGTTCAACAGTATGTTAGATAGAATAAAAAAGTTTTATAAAAAAATAAAAAAAAGATTATTTGGTAAACTTTGCGAGTGTAATGATTAATGAAATATATTTTAATAATATTATTATTTTTTATCGCCACTGTAAGTTTTTCTAATCCAAATATTCAACAATTTACTTTATCAACAAAATATACTTGTGCTTCTTATGATTATCTTACAAATGATTTAATTACAAGACATAAAAAAGAAAGATTAGCATGGGGTGTTAGCACACAAAATGAATTAATAGAAATATTTACAACTGATAGTAAAGACAGTTGGACTATTATCTTTACAAATACAAATGGTTTGTCCTGTGGTTTAGTTGGTGGAGAACAAGGACTTATATTTAAATAGGAGAATAATATGGCATCAACATTTACAAGTAGAATAAGATTAAATAAACAGGGTGATGGAGATAATCCTAACTCATGGGGTGTTGTATTAAATGATGGTGTTATTAGTTTAGTAGATGATGCTATTGCAGCATACACAACTATATCAATAGGTTCAGCAGCAACAGTTACATTATCTGCAGTTAATGGTGCAGGTGATACAGCAAGGTCTGCCTTTCTAGAAGTTAAAGGTTCTGTAGGTGGTGCTAATACTACTATTACGTTAGAGATACCTTCTAATTCTAAAAGTTATGTAATTAATAATAAAGTGTCTGCTAACACCACAGCTAGTGATATTGTTAAAATAAAAACTGCAGGAGGCACTGGTTATACTATACCTTTTGGTTCTGTTGGTTTGGTTATCTGTGATGGTACAAGTGTATTTGCTACGAATACAAAAGGTTTAGGTTTTGGTACAGCAGCTTCTGCAGATATAGGAACAGGCACTACAGATGTACCTGATGTATCTATAGCTGATGCAAGATATGTTAGAAGTTCTGTTACAGCTAATACAACAGTTAGAGGTGACTTTGTCGTAGAGGCAGGTTCTCTAAAAGTAGCCACATCTGCTAGAGCATTTAATGTACCAACAACACTAACAGATGCTACAAGTATAGCAGTTAATTTTGCATTAGGAAATAATTTTGTAGTAACATTGGGTGGTAATAGAACACTAGCAGCACCTACAAATGCAGTGGCCGGCCAATCAGGACAAATACATATTATACAAGATAGTACAGGTTCTAGAACTTTAGCATATAATTCTGTATATCAATTTGTATCCGGTGCAACACCTACATTAAGCACTGGTGCAAGTGATGTGGATATATTATTATTTACAACAAGAAGTTCAACTACTATAGATGCAGCTTTATTAAAAAACTTTGACTAGGAGTATCAATGTCTAATCCTGACGCAAAACTATTAAAATTAGAATTTGCTCCTGGTTTTCATAGAGAGTCAACTCAATATGCTGAAGAAGGTAAATGGTATGATGGAGACAGAGTACGATTTAGAGCAGGAAAACCAGAAGTAATACGTGGTTATGAAACCAGAGTTAGTGATACCTTTGATGGTACTGCTAGAGATTTAATTACTTTTGCTGATAATAGAAGATTAAAAAGAGCAGTCTTTGGTACAGAGAAAAAACTCTTTGAACATGATGGTGATAGAATTGTAGATATCACACCAGTATCTGTAAGTGTAACATTAGCAAATGCTTTTTCTGTTGCCTTGAGTGCAAATGTAGTAACAGTATCTGCAACAGCACATGGTAGAAGTACAGGAGATTTTATCTTCTTTACAAGTTCTACAACAGTAGGTGGTAATATATTATTAGGTTCATCTACTTATGCTGTTAGTGTTATAGATTCAAATACATTTGCTATTAATGTGGCAACCACTGCTAGTGCGGCACAATCTAGTTCAGGAAGTGGTACGCTACATTCTTTAATAGGAACAGGTACAGGAGTTGCTGTAGCAGGTTTAGGTTATGGTGCAGGTTCTTTTACAGCCGGTGTATGTGCCGCAGGTGGTAGAGGTTGGAATCAACCAACATCAACAGGTGCTAGTGATTTTATAAGTGAAATTACACAATGGAGTTTGGATAACTTTGGTGAAGATGTTATTGCAGTAAGAAGAAGTGGTACTATTTTTAGATTTGATACTGATGCTTCTGCAACACCAGAAAGAGCAACAAAAGTATCTGGTGCTACAAATTCAACACCAACAACTGTAACCTCTATTATTGTATCACCAAATGATAGACATTTAATATGTTTAGGTAGTAATAAGTTTAATACTACATCATCACCAACAGGAACATTTGACCCTATGACTGTTCGTTGGTCTAATCAAGAAGACATAACAAACTGGGTACCAAGTACAAGTTCTACATCTGGTGAAACAGTATTAACTGATGGTACAAAAATAATAGGTGCAGTTAGAAGTAGAAATGCTATTAACATATGGACAGATAATTCATTATGGTTAATGCAATTTACAGGGCCACCATTTACTTTTAGTTTTAGACAAGCTGGTAGTAACTGTGGAATGATAGGAGCACATGCTGGTGTTGATTATAATGGTGTGTCATACTGGATGGGTGATGAAAACTTTTATGCATATGATGGTCAAGTAAAAACACTACCTTGTACTGTAAGAAGATTTATCTTTGATGATTTAAATTATGATGTAAAAGATAAAGTGTTTGCCGGTATTAATTCTGAGTTTAAAGAAATAATTTGGTTATATCCAGGCAATGATTCAGAAGAATGTAATAAGTATGTAGTACATTCACCGGAAGAAAACTACTGGGTTTATGGTACAGGATTATTTACAACCTTTGCAGATAGAACAGTATTTGGAAATACAATAACAACAGGAACATCTGCTGGTGGTAGTAATTTATATAATAATGAACCAGTGTCTGTGTTTACTGAAAATAATGCAGCTCAAAGTTCTTTTATAGAATCTGCAGACTTTGATTTAGATGAAGGTAATGAATTAATATTTATGGATAAGATTGTACCAGACTATGATATTAATACAGGTAATATAAAATTTAGTGTGAAAACAAAAAGATATCCTGAAAGCCAAGAGATAACTGAAAAAGGCCCATTTACGATATCTAATACTACTGAAAAAATAAGTATGCGAGCACGAGGAAGGCAAGCACGAATCAGGGTATCTTGTAATTCAACAGGAACCAGTTGGAGATGGGGTTCACTTAGAATGGCGTTACAAAAAGATGGTGGGAGATAATGGCAAGATATCCTGAATTATCTAATTTAGTAAATATACCTACAAAAGAATTACGTGATTTATATAATGAGATACAAAGATGGGGTGCTACATTATTAAATGAATTAGATGCAAGAGATGCACAAGTAGATAATAGACCATCAACAACAATACGAGTAGCAGTAACTTCAGGCACAATTACGAATCCACAAAAAGGTGATGTGGTATATTCAACAAGCTCTGGTAAATACAAAGGATTTGTTAGCACTGCAGCTTCAACAACATTCAAGGCATTTTTTTAATGAAAGATTATTTTAATTTAATAAACTCTAGTAACTACATACAAAATATTAATCAAGGTAAGACAGGATTAATAAGAGGTATATATAGTCAGAAACAAAAGATAGAACCTTTACGAGATGTAAGTAATAGATTTTATGCAGATGAAACAAAAGCACAATCAAACTATATGGACAAAAGGAAAATAAAATGACAATGGGACTACAAGACTTAATGATGTTCAGAGATAATTTACAGCAGCCGGAACCTACAGGCATGGATAACCTGAGAAACTTACAGGCACTTACTATGCAAGGAATGGCAGCAGAAAATTATATGAATGAACCTAATCCCATGATGAATACAGGTCTTATGTCCCTACCTGTAGCACAAGCTGGATTTGGTGGTTTCATAAAAAAAATAACTAGAATACCTAGAACTATTGCTAAAACTGTTAAGCGAGTTGCTAAATCACCAATAGGTGCTGTGGCTTTAGGTATTGCTGCACCATATGCATTACCTGCTATGTTTCCAGCTTTAGCTGGTTCACCTATATTAACTTCTTTTTTAGCTGGAACAGGGACAAGTTTATTAGGTGGTGCTAAACCAGGAGATGCTATTAAAAGAGGTGGTTTAGCTGCGTTAACAACAGGTGTAACAAGAGGATTAACTACACCTAAATCAGGAGTTACAAGTTCTATGGCAACTGGTCCAGACCCTAATATGGCTAATTACACTGGTAATGTTCCTTTATCTTCTTTAGAAGCTCCTCCAGCAGAAACAAGTTTATTTAAAGATTTATTTAGAAGTGCAACAGATAAAAATTATGACCCAGAAGGCACAGGTTTAGGAAGAGTATTAGATAGATTTTCAGGAAAAGGACAATTTGAAGGTCTAGGCCTTGGAGAAAGATTAGGTTTACCTTCTTCTACACCTGAAATAGATTATACCACAGGTAAGGATTTAAATGTTCAAAAATATGTTGAGTCACGACAGCTACCTGATAAAATTCTAGGTAGTCAAACATTAGGTAATGTTGTAGATAAAGCAAAAGGTTTAATACCTAAAAGCACAGTGGGTAAAATAGCTGCAGGAGCAGGTGTATTAAGTGGAGTTGCTGCTTTACAAGGACAAGAACAAATACCACAAGACCAATTAGCTATGGCAGGATTAACACCAGTTGAAACTGATTTTGATAAACAACAATTTACATATAGAGATAGACAAGGTAATATATTAACTAGAGATGAAGCACTTGCATTAATACAACAAGCCTCACAAAATGTTGGAGCTGGTGGTCAAAAAGTAGCATCAGGTGTAACATATGGATTTGATAGAGTTGATGACCCAGTATTAAGTGCATCAGGTGGTTTAATAGGTATGGCATATGGTGGTCAAATGCCTATGAATAACATGGATATAAAATATAAAGAGTTTTCAGGGATGGTAGGAGGTCGTGGAGATGGCATGGAGGATAATGTTTATATGCCTATCGTAGAAAGAGATAATGGACAGCAAGTGGCAACACTAGCAGTAAGTCCTAAAGAATATGTAGTAGATGCTAACACAATGTCTTTACTAGGTAATGGTAATCCAGATGAAGGTGCAGAGATTATGGACCAAACAGTAAAAGATATTAGAATGGCAGCAACAGGACAAAAGAAACAACAAAAAGAAATAGATGGTCTAGCAGCATTAAATAGAATGAGAAGGAGTGTATAATGAGTATATTATCATCTTTATTAAAATTAGGACAAGGAGCACCAACACAGCAAATACCACAAGCTATTCAGACAACTGAGATAGCAAAAGAGGTAGCACCTTTTATAAAAGATATATTAGGTAAAGGTCAAGCATTATACAAACAAAGGATGGATGAAGGATTTGTACCTTTTGAAGGACAAACACTTGCTGATGTTAGTGCTGACCAATTAGCTGCTCAAGAAGGATTACGAAGTTTAGTAGGGACACAAGCTGGTGGATTACAAGAAGCAAGAGATTTAGTTAGAGGACAAACACAACAAGCTACTGCTGATACATTACAACCTTTTATGAATCCATATCAACAAGCTGTTACTGATATTTCTAAAAGACAAGCACAAGAAAGATTTGAGCAAGAAACATTACCTGGTCTTAGGAAGCAGGCAATAGATGCTGGTTCATTTGGTGGTTCTAGAGCTGCTATGAGAGAGTCACAGGCACAAGATGCACAGGCAAGACTATTAGCTGATATACAAGCCAAAGGTGATTTAGCTGCATTTCAAGATGCAAGACAAGCATTTGAAGCACAGAAAACTAGAGAGAGACAAGCTGCTGAAGGTCTTACTGGTTTAACAGGTAAAGAGTTTCAAGCAAAAAGAGCAGAGCTTGGTGGTCTAGAAGCTGTAGGTAGAGAAGAGCAACAAAGACAACAACAGTTACTAGATGAATCTTATCAAAGATTTTTACAAGAAAGACAATTCCCAGAACAACAATTAGGATTATATCAAGGTGTTGTTCAAGGTGCTTCACCATTTTTAAGAACAACACAAACCACAATGGGACCACAAACATTTCAACCTAGTCCTATAGCTAGTGCATTAGGAACTATTGGAACAGGTCTTGGTACTTATAAAGCTGCACAAGATTTAAATTTATTTGGTAGTAAAGCTGGTGGTCTTGTTGATTTACCTGTAGTAAAGCGTGCTGATGCTGGTATTCTTATGAATGAAACTGCAGCAAATAAAGCTGTTAGTAATTTAGGTGAAGGAGTTCGTGCAATAGGAAGAGCTGCTGCTAGAGTTCCTGCAGACATATATCAAATGGGAGCAGATGTTGTTAATCCTGTAGTTGAATTTTTTTCAGGTTTAGGTAGAAGTGAAGAAATAGATATACCAGATGAAACTATTCTTACTAAAGGTTCTACTAAACAATTACTAAAACAAAAAGAAGAAAAAGAAAAAGAAAAAATTAAAAAAGAAGAAAATACTAAACAGGAAAAAGAAAGAGAAAGAATACTAAAAGATTTAGATGAAAGGCAATCATCAACAATAAATGAAAAACCTGCTATAGATATTGAAGGTTTACTACAAAAAGTAAGAACTGGTAGAGAAGACCAAAAAGGAATAGTGGAAGGAATAGCAGACCAATTAGGAGGTCTAAGAGATGAACAAAAAAGAATGGCTGAAGAAGATAAAGCATCTATTGAAAGTGAAAGACAACAAACTAAAAGAGAGGGAGCAATAGACTTTCTTATGGGTTTATCTAAAGGATTATTACAAGGTGGCACTAGAGGTGGTTTATTAGCTGATTTAACAAGAGGAGGAGAAGCAGCAGTAGAATCAACAAAACCTTTTAGAGACCAGTTTAAAAAACTAAATAGAGAGGAAAGAGAGGTAGCTAGAAACTTAGTTAAACAACAATATGAAACAGAAATACAAAGACTAAATACTATGTTACAACTAGGAGAAATAGACTCAAAAATTTATAATGATGCAATACAATTATTAACTATTAGACAACAAGTATTAGATAGAGATAATCAAGCATTAATACAATCCACACAACTTGGAGCAGATATTTTAGCCACTTATAGAACCGGAGGTATTACTGGCAACACAGCAATAAATAGACTTGATAATTTATATCAAGGTGGAAGAGGTCCTTTAAGTAAAGCAGACTATGATTATTTTAAACAAGATATACAAGGAGAAACAAGCTCTGATTCAAATAATCTGTCAGAAGAAGTAAAAATTACAGATGAAAACCAAACATAATGACAGAAAAAATTACTTATAACTCTCTGTTAAGAGATGATAAATTTCTTAATGATGCATACCATTCATTACGTGCACAAGGTATTAATGTTAGTAAAAAAAGAAAAGATATAGTAGATAGATTTCTTACTAATAAAAGATATTTTGATACTAATTTAGCATCTACTTTTGTTATTGGTGATGAAGTTAAAAAAATGTCTGATGCTAATAAACAATCGTACTCTAGAGCTGTCACTAAAGTAGAACAACTTCCAAGTGTAGGTAAAATTGGAGCTGCACCAACCTCTGATTTAATTAAAGATTATCTTGTAGCAGGAGTTACTGACCCAACAAACTTAATATCTATTCTTGCTGGTGCATTTACTTTCGGCACTGGTGGTGCTGCTATACAAGCAGGTAAAGAAACAGCAAAAGCAGGACTTAAAAAAACATTACAAAAAAAAATAAAAGTAATTACAAAACAACAACAAAGAAAAGCATTAGCTAAAACTCTTGCAGCAGAAGGCACTATTGCCGGTGTTGGTGGTGTAGGTCAAAACTTAAAAGCACAAGAAGTTGACATGGCAATAGGTAGAAGAGCTCCTGGTCAATTTGATATAGGTTCTGCTGTAACTCAAGGTGCAATAGAGGGTATTGCTAGCCCTGTTGCTGGTGTAGCATTAGCAGGTATAGGTAAAGCTGGTGTAACTGGTTTTAAAAAAATTGGTTCATTAGCTACAAAAACTAAAGCTGGAGAAGAAGCTGCTCAATATATGAATTTTATAAAAAATTATTTACTCCCTTTTGGAGGAGTAGATGATATTACTCAAAGAAACTTTGAAAGAGGCAGAGCTATATTTAAAGAAATAAAGGTGGATACAGAAAACGTAGTTGATAATATTAAAATACAAGAACAAAGATATTTAAATAAAGGTGGTAGTTTAGATGATGTTAATAGTGCTATGGAGGGTAACAAAGAGGCATTAGAAACTTTATCTAAAAATGATTCAGAAATGTTCAAAGCTGTTAATGATTTTGTAGAATTAAGAAAAAGAGTATATAAAACTGTATTTAAATATACTGACCCACAAAGTCAAAAAATAGAGGGTATATATAAAATAAAACCACAGGAATATACTAAAAGAGTAAATAATTTATCTCAAAATAAAAGATTAGTTCCTTTTAAATTTTGGAAAACTTATGAAGCAAATGAAGATTTAATGAAGCAATTAAAAGCTGAAGTAAAAACAAACAAAGAATTACAAGTTCAGTTTGGTATTAGAGAGGGCACATTAGATAAAGCCACTAAAAAAGTAGAAAAAGTGGGTGATTTAAAAAAGACTTTTGAACCTAAGTCTGAAGGTAAACTTGATATTCCTAGACAAGAAAAACTGATAGATAATTTTGTAGAAAGAAAAGTTTATGAAAGTTTTTATCCCAAAGGTAAACCCACAAAGTTTGGTGGATTAAAAAGAAGAAAAGATATTAACCCTATATTACAAAAAATATGGGGTGTTAATACTAGCCCTGCAGTAAGAGCAGCAGAAACTATAGGTGCAATTACAGAACCTATTTCAGAAGTTTTAGTTGCAGACCAAATAGGAAAAAGTTTACTGGGTAGAGGTATAGGTATAAGAGTTACAGGAGATAAAGATGTTGCTCTTGCTAAAGCTATAGAGGCTAGACCTAATGATGATATGGTTCCTTTAGTGGGTGATGCAGATAGTAAAACTGCAGCAATTAGATTACCAAGAACTGATATATTTAATCCTGAGTTAGGACAAATATTTGTGCCTAGACAGATAGCAGAAAAGTTACGTGTATTAACCGATACTAAACCTGTATTTGGTAATTCTATGTTAGGTAGTTTATTTTCTGGTGCTAATGGTTATTTAAAAAAAGGAGTAACAGTTTATAATCCTTATGGTCATGTTAGAAATGCTATGGGTGTGCCACAATATGTTGCTGCTTCTGGTAATTTAAAAGGTATAACAAACTTTGCAAATAAACTTTTAAATGACAAAGAGGGTTTTAGTAATTTTCAAAAGATAGCAGATAGATTAGGAGTAACAGCCACCAATGTTGAAATTAATCAAATACTAGGTAGATTATCTGATGCGAGAAAAATAGAAGATGAAAAAGGTCTTGCTGGTTTTTTAGGTAGAAGATTTTTAGATTTATCTTCTGGTGGTATTTCTGCTGCTGAAAGAACAGGTATAGGAAAAAAAGTATCACGAAAAGCAGAAAGAACTTATACTGGTACTGATGATGTTGGTAAAGTAATGACATTATTAAGTGAATTAACTAATGCACAAAAAATATTTAGTGAATTAACACCAGCACAAAAAGAATTAAAGAGAGCAGAATTTTCAGAAAACTTTGGTATTGAATTACCAAAAATTAAAGAGCCTACTGCTAAACAAATAGACACTATGTTAAAGCAGTCTACTAGAGGTAAATCAACTTTAAAAGATAAGTTTGAAGCAGACTATCAAAAAAAATTAGTTAAATTTGATGAAGAAATGTTGCTTGAAGATGCTGCAGGTAATACATTAAATGTTATACCTACATATGATAGAGTGCCAAAGATATTAGAAAAAATGAGAGACATACCTATACTTGGTGCCTTTACTGCTTTTCCTGCAGAAAACTTACGTAATAAATATAATATATTAAAACTAGGTGCACAACAATTACGAGAGGGTTTTGAAACAGGTAATAAAGCATTACAAAAAGCTGGTGCACAAAGACTTAGACAACAAATAGCAATGGCTGCTATACCTACTGTTGCTGCATATACTTATAATCAAGTTATGGGTACAGATAAAGTAGAGTCCGCTATTAGAAAAACACAACCAGAATGGGCCAAGTATCATGCTTTACAAATAAGATTTAAAGGTAAAGATAAACAAGGCAATGATACATATGGTGTTACTGATTTATCTTATAATAATCCAGACCAATATGTATTAGATATTATTACACCTTTAATGATGGCAGCAGCTAGTGGTGAAGATGTTACAGAAAAATTAGATGAGTTATTTCCGTATGCTGTAAAGAAAACATATGAGCCATATCTGAGCCCTTCTATGGCAACAGAGTTAGGTTTATCTTTTTTAAATTATGCAAAAGCAGATACAGATGAAGGTAGAATAAGACATTTAACAAACACTTACAAACTAATAGAGCCTGGCTTTGTAAAATTATTAAGAGATGTAGGTGGTGATGCCGCAGTTGAAGGAGCATTTAATGTGTTATCACAAAAACTTTATGGTAGAGGTGAGATAGGAACAAAAGTTAGAGATGCTTTAAATCCATCATACTTTGGGGATACTGCTAAACTATCTAAGTCTTTAACTGAATTAGGTTTTGAGCCTGCTGGAGGTGCTCTTGGTCTAGCATTATATCCTTTTAGATTTGGTATTAAAGAACAAGACTATAAACCTAAAAAACAAATAGGTTTTGCTGTTAGTAATCTTATGAGAAATGCTAATGGAACTTTAAAAGGAACTACTAGAAGTATAAAAAATAATTTAAGTAATCCTAATGTAACAAAAACACTAAAACTATCAGGTATTATTAAAGATTATCAAGAAGCTATTGAAGAACAGTTTGTTGCACAACAAGGAGTACATGAGTTAATAAATGATTTAAAATCTTTTATGACTGTTCCAGAAATTAGAGCTCTATTAAGAGATAGAAAAATAAAAGCAGCCGGTGGTTTTTCTAATAAAGAAATAGAAAATATTATTGATGGTAGATTTACAATACCTAGATTTAATAAAAAAGAATTAAGAGAGGCAGCAAATAATAATCCAGATATAAGAAAGTATGTAAATAATATTCAAAATAATTTAAATAGATTAGAAGATAAATATTTAGATAAACCTTTACAAACAGAATCATTACCAGATATAAATATAGGAGACTAAAATGGCAGATATGACAATGATATGGAATGCAATACTAACAATGGCAATAGGTGGATTTCTATGGTGGATACGTTCTACGTCTGCTGCTATTAGTAAAGTAAAAGATGAACTGGCAAAGTCAAAAGAAAACATGGCACTAACGTATGCCACAAAAGAAGATGTGAAAGATGATATGTCACAACTCATGCAAAGATTTGATAGACTAGAAGGTAAGATAGATGATATGATTAGAAGGGCAGCCGAGAAGTGACAACTGTTTTTCTACTGGTATTGTATCTTGGTCAAGCACAACAAGAAAGTAATATGATGTTTGCTGATATAAATAGATGTAAATATTTTGCAGCTAGAGTTATGAAACAGCCGGCAAATCCACAAACAAAAAAAAGATATACAGCAATATGTAGACCTATAGAAGTAGATATAAATAATCCAAAGATTAGAGTTTATAGATGAAAGGGTAAGACTATGTTCTTTACTAAAGAAGATGCACAACAAATAAATCAATTAAGAAAAGATAAAGGTTCTGAAAAAGTATCTGAAGAAGGTTTAAGTTCTTTACTTAGAGGAAAATTAGGTAAAGTTAAAAGTTTTATAATGGATGCAGTTGAGCAACAAAGGGAGGACATTATAAATAAAAGACAACAACCTGAAGAAGAATCTATTGAAAGTCAATTATTAAAACAAAATTCTGAAGAACGTGATGCCATGTTTCAAGAGGAATTAAAAAAACAACAAGAAGAAAAAAAAGTTACTAATAAAAAACCTAGTAATATAATAATATATGATTCTGGTTTAACATATAATTCAGAAACAAAAAAATATAATACTGAAGACCCTGTTTTATCAGCTTTAATGAAAATAGAAAGTAGTTATGAACACTTAAATAAGAAAGGAGAAATTAAAACATCACCAAAGGGTGCAATAGGAATAATGCAGTTAGTTCCCAAAGGTTTTACAAATCCAGATAACCCTGCAGGTTTTGGTGTTACTAATAAATATACATTAGATGATTTAAAAAACCCAGAAATAAATTATAAAATAGGAAAACAATATTTTTATGGATTAATTAATAATTATAAAAATAAAGGTTATTCTGACCAAGATGCTTTTGATTTAGGTGTCATGGCATATAACACAGGTCCAGGAAATATAGATAAATATTTATTTGAAGGTCAGCCTTTAGCTTTAGAAACAAAAAATTATCTATCAAAAATGTATAAAGAATTAGGTCGTAAAGGAGGAAAGGTAAAAAAACCAAAAGATTATAGAATAATTACAAAACAAGCAGGAGGAATGGTAAGTAGAGACCCTTACAAAAGACAACCACGTTTTATATAACAAAAATTAAGAGGCAAAATGGACCCAGTTACAGCATTTGGTGTGGCTACGACTGCATACAAAACTATTGTAGCAGGATTCAAAGTAGGTAAACAAGTAGAAAGCATGTCTAAAGATTTAGGCAGGTGGATGGGTGCAATTCAAACAGTTAAAGAAGGGCACAATAAAAAGAAAAATAGAATCTTTGGCTCTGTAGAAGAAGAGGCATTAGAAACATTTGCTATGAAGAAGAAAGCTATAGCAATGGAGAATGAATTACGTAACTTTGTAAACCTAAACTATGGCCCTAATGCTTGGAATGAAGTAATAAGAATACAAGCAGAGATAAGAAAGCAAAAGAAAGAGGCAGAAGAAGAGGCAAAAAGAAAACAACGTCAGATAATAGAGAATACTGTTATCGGTGGTTTTATTTTATTTTTTATTTTCTTTATTATTTATATCTTCTATCTTGTTATGAGTGTCTAAGAATCCGGCCATCTTACCTATCTTAATATAAAATTCTTTACCACATATCTTAGCTGAGTCTGCTAAATCTTGTTCTAATTTTTCAGGGTCAGTAGTATCTTCTTTATCTTCCTGTGTACCTCTAATTCTAGAGAGTAACTCTAATGCTTTTATTGCACTATTAGTATGACCATTTGCTTTAGCATACTCATACTGCTTCTCTATTTCAGAGATAACATCTACATCAGTAGTTAAGTTTTGTTCGAGCTCTGTAATCCTTTCGATAATCTCTTCATTTTGTAATAATCTATGCCCTTGTCGTGCGGCATGTTCTTGCGAATACCCAGCAGCTCTCGCAGCTTCTGAGGCATTGCGGTGTAGAATATACGACTGACAAAATCTTTCTTGTTGCTCATTGAGTGCCATTACCTATAGTTACCCATCTCATATTTTTCATATACCTTTTCTTCTACTACTTCTTCTATAACAGGCTCTGGAATAGGTTTACTAACTTCTTCATTATCTCTTAAACTTCCTGCTAATAAACCTACAAAAACTGCTATAGATAATAAACATAATATATAAATTCCTTGTTGCATTTTTTCTCCTTTTAAAAAGCTATTTTAAATCCTTGATTCATGTGTTGGTCCCAAATTAATTGACCATCATAAATATCTGTATTAATAAAATCTTCATCTTCCTCACCTTCCGCCCAACTATCTATGTTACCAGGTGCTAAACCTCTAACTGGTTTCATACCATAGTATTTAAAACTACACGTGCCTTTCTTTTTACTTACATTAACACTAATACTTTGCTCACCTTTTTTTAATATGCAAGTTTTCACTTAGTAACTTTCTTATACTTTTCAAAAGTTCTAAGACCGCCAAGACCAAGCATACCCATTAACACAGTCATTAAACTACCCATGTCAAACTCTGGTAATGGTGGCAATGTTGCACCAAATAAAGCTGCAAAAAAAATAATAAACGGAGCTGCAATAAAGTGCCATACCAAGGCAACTCCACATGCCCAACCTATGAAGGGCCTCCAACCGGCAATAAATATATTACCAGATTTTGCTTCCGCTTTGTTTATTTCTAGTTGTCCTTTAGCTAATTCTTGTGCATGTTTCTCTGCCATTGTAGCTACCTCATGAGCAAGTTTATTTTTTACATCTTTATCTTCTATAAACTTACCGAGTAACTTTGTAGCAGGTCCTATTAAACTTAATAGTGCCATATTATTTCCTTTCTATTTTTTTAAACTCTGTTAATGATACTAGCTTCTCCGCATTCTCATCTTCTAACACATCTAAACTATAATGTATATTTAAATGTGGGTGTCTATCATGTAACTTTAATAATTTATCTGTCCAATACTCCGGTGTCTTTATATTTACATGCACATTTCTACCATCTTTAAATGTTTTTAATGCTTTGTAACAAGCTATAGTTAAGAATACAAACTTTCTAGCATAAGAAAATATTTCTTCTAGTATCCAATCAACATCTTTTTCATCTATATGCTCTATAACATCTGTGCATATAACAGCATCATATCTACCTTTTGGTAGCTTACTATGTTTAGGATATGCTGGGTCATATAAAGCATGATAATCAAGTTGCCATATTTTTTGTAAAGGTTTAGGCAATGACTGTCCTTGTTTATTAAGTTTCATTGTTTTATATTTTTCATCATCATACAATAATCCTTTACCACAACCATAATCTAAAATACTTTTAGTGCCTTCTTTTATTATAATATTTGATAGTGTATTTAAATGTGTTACTAGACAAATACCATTAAAGTATTTAGGGTCTTTGTGTAGTTCTTTATATTCTGTTAATAAATCCACATAATCTTGTGAAGGCTCGGCCCTGTTATGCATTTAACATATCCTTATAGTTAGGTAATGTTTCTTTTTGTTGAGCACCTTTCCATATCTCAGATACTAAACTATCTTTACCATAAAAATAATAATTAATACCCATAGTTTTATCAGCAAAAGTTTTCTCACAATCTTGTGCCATTGCTAAAAGCTCACCAGTTGTCCAATATGATTTATCACCAACAGATACTTGAAAATACTTTGGTCTTTTAGGTTCATCATCTGCACCAGTAGTTTCTTTCTTCATATCATCTGTAGGTTCTTTTTCTAATGAACATTCAAAACCAAATAAGTGCATGTTTCTAAAACCCATAGTATGTAACATACCAATAGCTCTCATAGCTGCACACGTGCCACCAGTAATTAATGTAGCACCTACAGGTAAACCTATATCTTCTCTAATCTTTACTTGATTATTTTTGATAGCATGTTTTCTATCTTCTTCATCTCTTAAAGATTCTGTAAATGCATGCCAACCCCAGATGTCTGCTTTCTTTTCCATAAGATAATTAGTAACAGAAGGGTCTGTCATAGATGCAACAAGAAACTTAGTATCTTTATCTAAATCTTTTAATAAATCTTTTCTCTTAATTCCATGTGTGCTCTCACCTTCTATAGAACGTGGGTCTAATAATATACATGTGTTAGGTTTTATATTGTTAGTTATAAGACCAGGGTATGCATGCTTAACACACATAGTTATAGCATCAGGATATTTAGCTAATGTATTTTTTAATTCTTCATAATCTATATTTGGCCCACCGGATATAATAATAGCATGGTCATTATGTGTTCTACATTTTTGTATAAATTTATCCTGTGGTATTAATTTCATATTATCTTTTATATTACCACGTATATAATCTTTAGGAACACAATCTCTAGGATTAACTACAATAGGAACTCTTTGTAAATCAGCAGGTATATTAGCTAAACTTTTATCATTTAACACTATCATAAAATGTGTAAACCCACCATCTTTTACTTTATCTCCGGAAGGTAATACATGTTTACGAATATTTTTATTATCTTTTAATTTCTCCCATACTTTATTCACACCACAATATGCATCATTAGGTGCCATCTTATCATCATCTTCTCTGAAGTAATGGTCAAGCATTACAATAGGTGTTTGCTTTACACAATCATAATCATGAGCTACAGTTTTAATACTATTACCACCACCTATAAGTGCCATGTCAAACCATTCACTTTGGTCTTTTAAGATATCTCTAGTATTACCTTTATTAAGTTCAAATATAAAAGTTTTATTTTTATTTTCTTTCATATGTTCTGCAAACTCTTCTAGTCTTTTCTTAACTGCGGATAATTTATTATGTGCCTTTGCATTAAACTCTTCATGGTCTGTTTCAATAGTCGCATCTTCAAATAAATCATAACCATGATAAGTAAACGTATCAGTATAATCAAATGCAGTTAATGCCATCTCTATAGCTCTACCACCATTCCATGTACCAGTCTCAATAACAGTTTTTGGTTTATACTCTTTCATTATCTGTGATATTTGTTGATACCTATTAGGTTTAATATCAGGAGCAACATTGTCTGATAAAGGAAAAGCTCGTTCACCATTACCTTTTCGTATTGCTACTTTAGAAAAGTCTGGTCTACCAGCAAAATGATAAAAGTAATCATTCATGGAATTTATCTTTTCTACTTTCATACCATGTGCTTGATAAATATTTAACAGCCTAGAAAATACATAGTAATCATGCCACTCTCTATACTTAATCATTTCACCTAGTATATATGCACCACGTAAATCTGCAAGTATATCTACAGTAGGTTGTTTATCTAAATTAAAAGCCATGAAGAAAGGTTCATCAGGATTATAAACAATATCAGCTTTATCATTTAACATAGATAACATATCCTGTTTAGTTAATCTTTTCTTTAAATAAGAATCTGCATCTATCCAAATTAACCAACCAGCTTCTCTACTTTTTTCCGCTAGTTCAAATGCTTTTTCTGTTAAGGCAAATACTTTATGTGACCATTTTAATGCATCTAATTTTTCATTGTATGGTATCTTACCTTCTTCTGTACCATCATGCTCTGCATATCTTTTTAAAAAATCTTCATGGTCTTTTATATCATGTAAACTTTTATAAGTATAATCTGGTAAAGAGTAGGCATCTATCTTACAGTCATGATAATAAGCAGTAAAATTAATACTATTGTCTAAGTTTTCTTTTGTTGAATTTAATAAATGTATTGCTGTATCTTTTAGTATGGTCTCACTAAATGATGTAACAATATTAACTTCTTTCTTTGTAGATTCCAAAATTTTTCTCCAATGTTTCTAATGCTTCTTCCGCTTCTGATAACTGTTTAATTAAAATAACACAATCATCTACTAACTTAGGATGTTCTCCTATTGCAACAGGTTTTTGAAATGCCAAGTCAAGTTGATATAATGCTTTATTTACTTGACTCTTATAATGGCATCTCAAAGACATATATAATGTATTTGTTAGTTCTCTCATTGTATTAAATAATCTTTTTCTCTAGGTATAATACCTTTCATCTGTAACCATCTAGCATCTTCACACCATTTCACAGCATACTTACCTTCAGTTACTCCTCTAGGTTTCCATTTAGCAAACCAAGGCCCACCTGTTGTAAAGTGCACAATCTTAGGTTTTATATCTATTGATGAATGACCATCAAGCCAGTTCCATTCTTCAGGTAATTGCCCTATATCTGCCTCTTCATCAGGCAACCACTTAAATGTATGTAACCATCTACCTTTTTGTGTATTCACAGCATCAATACTTAACGTATCAAGATAGTGATGTTCGTTATTAAACATCATAAGACTAGACCAGTTCTTCATGTTGTAAGGTTCTTGTGCTTGACCATCCATTTTAGTTCCTTTTTCAGGTGCGTATTTATGATGCACTGCCCACACAGGATAGTAACTATCTCTACACATATCAAACAACTCTGTTATATCTCCATAACAATACATGTCACAATCCATATATAAAGATAAACCAGTATATAAACTTAAATGTGGTATAAGAAATCTAGTAAAACTAAAATCAGTAGAGAAAGGTCTACCATCTATCTCATCATACTGTTGATTGCCTATTTTATTAGACCTTCTTCTAAACATACCATTTTTAATTAATGCTTCTTTTTTAAGAGGTATAATTCTTACAGGATTCTTGGCACGTATTTCTATAGAGAACTTTAAAACTTCGTATGCCGCATGTTCTCTAGGGTCATAACCAATATAAACTGTATCCATGTCATTTCTAATTTTCATATTCATATTAGAACTTCCATTCGTAATCTATAAAAAACACACCTGATTCAAAACCACTACCAGGTCTTTGTCTTTCATATGCTATCTTTAATCTATCATCATTAGATAATTTTTTAGTAGCATAACTTCTAAACTTAGAACCCTTACGTTCATTATCTAAATCATGGTAGTATCTATATCCTACTGAATCAAACCATGCATCTGCTTTTAATTGTACTGTAATTAAACTTACTATTAATAATAAAATTATTTTCATTTACCTTGTCCTTTATATTTTTTATAGTTTCTACGTTTATGTTTATTCTTTGGTCTACTTCTTACAGAGTCACCTATAGAAGTAACCTTCTTAAAAAAAGATTTAAACTTCTTAATTGCTCCTATTGCTTTTCTTGCCATAGGGATATTATAACATTTTTTTTATTTAGGTGCAACAAAAAAATTAAATATCTACTAACTCACATGAACCTGCAGTGCATGCTAACTCTTGTGAACCTCTAGTATTATCCTCCTTCTCAAAGTCTTGTAACTTAGACCAATCTATTTTAGCCGGCATCTTAGATTGTAAAGATTCATATTGTTCTTTATCTATATCTTGATAAGGTGCTTGCTGATAAGTATGGTCTGAGAAAGGTAAGAAAGATACACCAGAAAGATAATCAAAATTATCCCAACACCAGTTACCTACGTTTACCCATTCTTCTTCTTTAACAGAGATAGTTACGGAAGGTTTATGTTCACACCAATGTTGTGCATAAGATTTCCATATTTCTAATTGTTCAATAGCTGAGTATGTGTTTCTAAATACAGCACCTGCATCACATTCCATAGGAAAAGAAAACACTGTGGTATGGTCTGGCTTCATTACGTCTGGCTCATTTGGAATACCTTGTTCTTTCATAAACTCTGTAAGTGGGTCTTTGTTATCACCTCTAACTGTTCTTATATAATGTGAGTTATGTCTAGCATGAATACCACTAGCACTATCAACTAATTGACTTACTGTTCCTGAAGGTTTGACACAAGTAATAGCTGTTGACTGAGGTATGCCTAATTTATTTGCCCACTCTTTATTAATAACCACAGCTTTATTTTTCATACTTTGTAACATCTCTGGTAGTTTATGTCTTCTTCTATTAAGAAGAGAATTATCCATAATACCTGTAAGAGATACACCAAGAAGTCTTTCCTCTTCAGTATTCTGTTGCCATCTTTTTCTAAGATAACCAAAGTTAGTTAATGTAGATTGTATTGTTCCTAGTATAGTAGCAACTTCTATCTTACTGTGTAGACTTTCTTCAGTATCCATAGGTCTTACAACTACCTCTGTTAGATTACAAAATTGATTAGGTCTTAATATTATTTCACTACAAGGATTAGTACCAAAATCATAACCTCCATTACGTCTACCATTTTCTCTAGCTTTTTCTTGTGCTGATACTCTGTTGAATATACCTCTTTCTCCAGACTTACTTTCATATAAAGACAACCACTCCTTCATAAAAATACCTGCATCTGGTTTTTCTGTATATACAACAGAGTTATTTGCTAATGCTCTTTCAGGAGTTGTCTCCCACCAAGCACCAGACTTTGCTGCTCTTAATCTTTGGTCAGATAAATTACTCAAAGATATTAAAGCAGACCTACGCACACCACCTACAACTACAACTTCACCTGTCTTACATGCAATATCATGACACTCCATAGAGTTTAATTTTCTACCTTTTGCATTTTTAAATTTATCAATAACAAAATCAAAAAGATTAACCAAAGGTTGTGGCCCACTTGCTCTACCACCAAATGTTTTTAATCTTTGACCTGCTGGTCTTACTTTGCTAACATTTATCTTTGGTATTCTACAAGTATAAAGATAAGATATTAAGTCTTTAAATGCTCTTGCCCACCCTTCTTTTGAATCACTGACAGATACTACATCATCTGTTTTTTCAAACTCTCTATCCGGAATAGTAGGCAACTTATCTGCGTACTGTCTTTCAACAGAAAAACCTACACCTGTGCCATTCATAAGAATATAAAGTATCTCATCAAATGCTTTTGGATTATCAATAGGAATATAAGAACAATTATAACCAGCAATGTTTTCTCTTTCTAATGCAGTGCCGGCAGTCATTAGTGCTCTCATAGAAGGCATAACAGAAAGACCAATAATATAATCTTCTATCTGTCTCCATGTTTCACTTTCTATTTCAACACCTAAATTTTTCTTTAAATGTATCTGCATAAAGTTACTAAATCTAGATACTGTTTCAATCCATGTTTCTCTTCTGCCTTCGTCAGGCAACCATCTAGAATATCTAGATAAGTGTATAAAACTTTGATACTCTGTTGGTAAATAATTATTCATCATTGTATTCCATCTCCAAAATCATTTCTATGTAGTGCTTTGCTTTCTCTAAATCTTTTCTTCCACCTTTTCTTCTACTTCTTGTAACATATTTAATTACATTACCTTCGGCATAAGTTAAGTTATTAGCATAAATATATTCTATAGGTTGTATCTTACAATCTTTATAATGATTACCACCTATTTGTTTTAATGTAGCTTTTAATGCTTGTTTTTTTAAATCTGTTTTTACAAAGCCTTTACTTTTTACTGTTTCTTTTATTGCTTCGTCCATCATTCCCATGTTTTCTTGCTCCTCATAATTTATCATATCAGCATATAGTTTAGCATGACTTTCTGCAAATGTCAAATCTTTATTTTTCTTTGTCATCTTCACCTCTCAAAACATTTCTTATTCTTTTTCTTAAAAAGTTTTTATCAGTAGAACGTATAACCTGATAAGCAAATGACCTAGCTTTACTTGGTTGTACTCCTGCCATTTGGCAAACTGATTCAAAGTTTTCACAAGTTACTCCCACACTTGTAAAAAACCACGACTCTGCTCTAGACTTATTTACTTTATCTTGTGGTGTAATAATTTTTTTAGATACATCTAATAGTGCCTGAAGTATTACAGACAAAAATAATCTTCTTTCAGAGTTAATAGGTTCTGAATAAAATATGTTTTCTATCTGTATTATATCAGGTTCTTTCTTCACTTTATCTCTTCTACATTAGGCTCTTTCTCAACATGTGTGAAATATCTTTGCCCAGTTGAATACTTAAAAGAACGAAGTCCTTTACCATCATTAGAATCACTCCAGCAATCAAACTTATAATTGCAATAAACACAAGGAGTATTGAGCCTAAAGTTACCAGATTTTCCATCAGGAATCGCAGGATAACATCTACTTGGTGGTGCATTTGATTTAACAACTTTTTTAATTTTTTGTATTCTATCTCCTGCATTTATCATCTCCAATGAATGTACTTTTGTATAACATATTTCTCCTGTTGATTTATTAATAACTAGAAAGCCGGCCTCTTCTACACCATTGCCTTCAGCATATGCAGATATTTGAGGTATATAACCAAAAGGGTCATCACTAGATAAGTTATTATATTTAAATTTACTATAACCTATACCAGATGCACTCTTACAATCTACTAATACTCCATCAATAAAACAATCTTGGTGTCCCTTTATTCCTTCAACCTGTACTTGCTTTTGTTGTTGTGTTACTTTATGACCGGCAATAGAAGACAACATAATTAATAACTCTTCTAATATATAACCATAAAGAAATTTAATTCTAGTGCTTGGTGCTAAAGGTTTATTATGTGGCTTTTTAAAATCATACCACAACTGTCTATCAGGTCTACCTATTGTTGATAATCTCAACCTAGGTTTTTCTTCAGGTCTTTGTTTTAAAAAATCTTTTACATGAACTTTAACAGACTTAGCAAAATTATCTATACATTTATCTACTTCTTTTTCTGTTAAGTTTTCATTCTTCTTTTCAAATAAGTTGTAGATATCTTCTACTAATGTTTCTATTTTTTTCATGATGTGTTGTGGGAGACCTCGCTGATTACCGGATGGAGGTTTTAGCCGGAACTCCCACTATTCCTTATTAAGAGGCAAAAGGAATTTTTTCACCACCTGCTTCTGCAGATGCGTAACCATCAGAGACAACATCAAAGTCTTCTCTCTCTTCGTAAGGAATTAAATCAACAACCTGAATCTTTTTTAGGTCTGCGGATATTCCTTCCTTACCTGCGTACTTCCACTCATACGTTGTGTATAGTACATTAACTTTAGAACCATTACCTACTAAATCCATCATAGGTCTTTTCTGTGCATCAACTACTACAGGTGGAGTATTATCATTACCATCTTTTCTCTTAACTTTTCTTTTGATGGTAACATAATCTCCTTTAGTCTCATCAGTCTTTATATTGAGACCATCACTCTCTGCAATAGCTTTGTTAGCATCATCTAGATTACCAACATCTATTTGCCAGCTTGGTTCAAACTTTGTGTTTGGGCTTTGTATGCTCGCCCAGTAAGCAGTTCCACTTATTACACTCATTGGTGTACTCCTTTTTTAGTTAATAAACTTATATTGTATATTAAAAATTATTTACTGTCAATACTTTTTTTCTTTTTAATCCTTCTAATGTTTTTTTTCTACTCTCTTCTCTTTTTTCTTCTGTAAAATGTTCTCTATAATAATGTTGAGTATTATATTTTTGAGTACAAAATTCTAAATTACTAACGTTATTATTTAAACCATTATTATCTTTATGATTAACTATTATACATTCTCTTACAAAATCTTTTAATACGTTAGGAACATTTTTCCATTCTTCATCTGTCATATTTAAACCTTTTAGATTACTTGGTTTAAGTTCTATGTGATGTAGTGCAACTAATCTATGAACATCTAAACTCCTAGTGGTTGTATTTTTGTGTTTCTTATAATAATTATGGTCTGTTTGTTTTTCTAATTCATCATTATTAATATTCAATCTTGTCTGCACATACTTTTTATTAGGACTTGTAGTTTTTTTTCCTTTATGATATTTAAATGTTTTGTGTTCTCTCCAAGTTTCTTGTTGTTCTCTTTTATATTGATTAGCATGTTTTTTCCAATTAGTTCTTATATTACCTTCGTTACTTATTTCATAACCTCTAAAAAAAATTGGATATATAATTTGTTTCCATGTCTCTTTAGTCATTGACATCTCCTGTTGAATTTTTAATTATATTTTGAGAAAAAAGATTCTGTATATTTAGTAAATACATTCTAGATGCGTTATGGTCTCCACCAGATACACTCCTAACCTGGTTATTATTAATAGATGCATTAATAATTTTCTTTAACATCTTTGTTTCAAACACTAATGTGCCAAACACTTCATCTCCCACACATAAATTATGAAACCAATAGTCTGAGTTAGTAGCATTAATACCACTAGGTTTACCATAGCTTTCATATTCTATAGCTATGTTACCTGTCTGTAACCACATACCTCTTTCAGACTTTACTTCTATTTTTTTATCTTGTAGCATGTCGGCCACAATCTTTTCTCTTACTTGACCATACTGTAAATCCAGGTCAAACTTCTTTCTATCTTCTGTCTTTGGCTCTAATGAGTTTCTGCCCATGTTACTCCTACCTTGTAATCGTTATCTAAAGGACATCTTAGTTTTAATAAGTTCTCCGTTTCTTTCATAGCTATCTTTGTAATATTACAAAACTCTGATATATCTTTATTATGTACTTCAAACTGGTACTCATCATGCACAGAGGCCACAAGTTTTACATCTAGTTTTTTATTATAAACTCTGTGTATAATTCTTAGTAACCAATGCTTACAAATAATTGCACCTGCTCCTTGTAATAAAGTATTTAATGCCGAATGCGGACTCCTAACTTTTAAGTACCTACCATCAATAGCTTTTATTCTTCCTTTATAGCCAGCACTTTCTACCTGACTACGTAGTCTTTTAAGAGAAGGTAAGTTAGATAAGAACCTATTAATTAAAACATTACCCTGTTGTTTTCCAGCTCCTACTATCTTACCTATCTTCTCTGCACCAGCACCATAAAGAAAAGCATATATAAAAGTCTTTGCCTGGTCTCTATCTTTTATACCGGCCAACTCCATATTTTTTGTATGTATATCTCCATTCAATATCTCATCTGTATAAGATGTATCATTAAGATAATGTGCAAGACAACGTAACTCTAAACCACTAGCATCAGTGCCTACCAATTTATAATTTATAGTATCTGATATAGTCCAGAGACCTCTACAATCTTTACCATAAGGTGAGTATGTAGCCGGCACTTGTGCCATGTTAGGTGAGTTATGTGCCATGCGACCAGTAACAGTTCGTAATGTCATTACTCTTCCATGTACTCTATTATTAGTGTCACATGCCTCAATCCAAGACTCTACCATTACTGCCCTTTTCTGCAGTAAGAAATACTTTGCAAATCTTTCTGCAGTTAGTTTCAACTCTGGCTCTTTAATTGTTTTTAAAACAGCTTCATTAATTATAATATTATCTTTATCAGTAAACTGTTTTGGTTTCCAACCTCTCTTCATCAACCTATCTGCTATCTGCTGACGAGAACCTATGTTGAAAGGTATCTCCTTTGTCTTCGTCTTCATCTCTACAATGGTGGGTTCAAACTCTTCCAAAGACCATTGTTCTAAATCATAGATATCATCTTTTAGTTTTGCTAATAACTCCTGTGCTTTTCTTATATCAAAAGCAAAACCATTCTTCTCTTGTTGGTCTATGATTAATCTAATATCATGTTCTAAATCTATAGACTCTTTTGTAAACCCTTTACTTTCTTTTAACAACTCTTTGTAAACAGCGTGTGTAATCTCTACGTCTTGTTTACAATAATCTAACATAGCTTTATTATATTTTAAAAAGTTTACTCCCTCACCACCTTTAAGCATGTTTAGTTTTTCTCCCCATGCTTTAAGGCCATGACCTTTTTCTCTTATAGGATTAAATAACTGAGATAATATTAATGTATCTACAATATTACCTGGAAGTATCTCTGCATCTAATAATTTATTTAAAACAGGAGCATCAAAAGATAAACCATTATGCATGATAAATTTATCTACACCTTTAGCCCAACTTTTAAAACCATACATGTTAGATGAGTCCCATACATATACAGTATTAGTATCTATATCCTTTGCCACTATACAATGTATCTTGCTAGGATTAAATCCATCTGTCTCAATATCAAGAACTACTTTCATTTGCTCCACACCAACTACAGTCTTCTCCTTTACCTATTTCCATTTCTGATTTTTCTTCTGGACAATAATGACTCCACATCTCAGGTTCACTAAATAACTCTTGTTGTTTTTTCATAGTAGGAAAATCAAACTTATGATATACGTCTACATGTGTTTCACATTTAGGACAACTTAAATTAGTAACAATATCATAATGGTCTTCTTCTTCAAGGTCATGGTCTCCACCCCATATTAGTTCTACTCCGCAGTGCCAACAATTCATTACATTACTCCTTGTGCTTCGTTAAATTCATCTTCAAAAGGATTGTCTATTTGTGACATTCTACCAGACTTTTTATCATAATGCAAGTAAGAACATACACCTGTCTCTCCAGTATATCTATTCTTTAATATACGAATTGTTGTTGTGCATGCTATAACTTCATCATCTGCTTGTTGATTTCTTTCTAAAGCAATCACACTATCAGATAGGTGAGCAATACTTGCACTCCCTCTCAAATGTGATAGAGTAACTTCCTTTCCATTCTCGTGTCCTAAATCTCCTGATGGTCTACGAAGATGTGATACTAATAATAAACCAACTCCAGTTTCTTCTACCAGTGAACGTAATTTAGTCATCAATACATCAATAGATTTTCTTTCATCTCCTTCATCTTGCCCACTAACTAGGATAGATAAATGGTCTAAAAATATCCACTTACAATCTAAAGACTTGGCCATGTATCTAACCCTAGATAGTATCTCATCATTACCTATTGAACCAAAGTGGTCGAAGGCAAAGAACCTACCAGAACCAATCGTATCTTTCTGCCATTGATTTAATTGTTCTCTTGAAAATTGATTACGTATTTCTTTTATGTATAATCTTTGATTGGCTTCTACTGACATGATGTTGAAGGCAGTATTCTTTGTACTCTCTTCCAATGCTAGTATTCCTATATTGTCATTAGAGTTTTTAAGAATGTGGTGCATCAACTCACGCATGATTGAAGACTTACCCATGCCGGCACCGGAAGTAAATGTAACTAACTCTCCTGTTCTCATGCCATATGTTTTTTCGTTCATAGCACTCCAAGGATAGGGTATAGTTTCACAATAATCTTCTTCATACAAAGAGTCTCCTAACTTGGCAAGGTTCATTATGCCTGCCGGTGTGTATGATTCTGCACTCCACCAGTCCTGAACAAACTCCTTTGACTTTCCAATCTTCTGATATTCGTTAGGGTCTTTGTAATCTAATCTTACAATCTTACACTTGTTAGGTTCAAATAATTGAGCAACCTTTTGTGAGGCCTCAATCCCAGGCTTGTCGTTATCAAAACATACAACAACATTATCGAAACTGTTTAGGTACTCCAAGTGTTGTTTACAATTCTGCACAGCACTTTGTACTCCATTCTTGATTGACACCACCGCCCACTTGCTACCTAACATTTCGTAAGTAGACATGGCATCTATCTCTCCTTCAACGATAGTAATATATTTTCCGCCTGACTTAAATAAGTTTTGACCAAACAGTAAGGCATCTCCCATATCTCCTTGAGACCATATTCTTTTACCTTCTACCTGGCGAATCTTTGTAGCAACATGGCTACCATCTGTATTAAAATATTCATAGTAATGGTGTGTTATTACTGTACCATTCCTTCTTAATTTTGTTCTGTATTTTCTAGCAGTTTGTTCTGATATTCTTCTATCAGTTATACTCCCATAATCTCCTGTGCTAGAAATTTTATTTTGTATTTCTACTACTTTGCTTTGCACTTTTGCCTCTCCTACATTGTTAAATCTTTTGTTACAGGAAAAGCAGAAGGCATGTCCATCAACATGAATGTTGTAACCATTACTTGACCCACACGAAGGGCATTCTCCTCTGCTTATCCACTTACTCTGCATCACATCATACCTATGCTATTGCTTAAACCTATGATAGTGTATATCGCAGTGTATATTAATATAAATTCTAATCCTATCAATTTATTTTCCTTTCTTTTTATTTATTTAAAAGTATAATAAAACATCATAATAAAAATATATAATACCCATAAGGATAATAATAAAATAAATATATTAATTATTATATTAATTATTATATTAAAATATTTATATATTATATCGAGATATTTTTTTATGTCAATCAAAATCTTCTAACTTATTTTTATAAACTTTTCCTGCTGAAAAAATATCAAGTCCGATGCTGTTTTTACAATCGTTTTCAGCATATCTTTTTGCCTCTTCATTAGAGCAACCCTCTCGTTTGTACTCTCTAAATAATTTTCGATACATTTTTTTTGCATCTTTATCCCAAAGATTATTCATTTCAAACTCCTATAAATTATAAATTAAAAAAAATAAACTTATTAATAACGCAATAGGAAAGATGTGGTTGTACCATAAATTTTCTGGCCTTTCATTTTTCTTAAACCATTTACCGGTTGCCTTTAATCTTCTTTCTCTTGCCTTACTCATCTTTATCTATACTAGACTGTTTTTTTAAATGCTCCGCATCAGGCATCTGTGCATCTCCTAACCACACTCCATCAGAAGAATTAGTTATGTTTTTTCCGTTATCTTTTTCTATGCCTAATGCTCTTCTTAATTTATAATTCTCTTCATTTAACTGTTTAATTCTAATGTGAGAGTTTTTTAATTGTTCTTGTAAATCCTTCACATTCTTTTCTAACATTGTTATTACTACTGGGTCGTACATTTTACCTCCTATTTTTTGGTTAAAAGATATGCTAATAAAATTAAAAACATTCCTAATAGTATTCCGCCTAAAAAATAATATAACATAAATATTTCAGTCATTAATTTATACCTTCTATTGTTACACCTTGTTCATGAGCAATGCTCACATTAACTCCCCAGGATTTTAAATTATCCAGAGCTTCTTGTTTTGTTTTAAATTTTAATATTCTATTATTGTCATCAACTAACTGGTCTACTGGAAAGTTCTCCTCCCAAGGACATTCTCTTAACCACTTATTTGATTTAAATAAACTATGTGCTATCACATACATTTTTATTTCTCCTTCTATTATATTTCTTTTTGTTCTTCACAATCCTCTGCCTATATCTTGTGTCAAGTAAATTTTTTGCCACAATATTTGGTACTCTTATTATAGGTTTTATTTTTGTCATAACTTTGTCTATGTTTATGATATCATACATAATCATTCTGTGCAACTCTCATATCTTAATATCTTGTATATGTATATCTAAATAATCTGCAAGTAAATATCTTATTTCTGTATAGCAATCATCACATAATAAAAGATTAGATGCACCATTCTCCATATCTTCTGGGTATGCTTCATTAGAACAACCTTCTCTTTGACATTTAATTTTTTTACTCATCTTTATCCTCTAATAATTTTCTAGCTTTAACCAATGCTCTTTTCTCTGCAAAGGATATCACTTTTTTCTCTCCGGATAATGCACCTATCTTTGGTGGTTTAGTGTCCTCCACGAGCTTTATATCCGGTTTAAATGATACTTCTTCTCCATAGAAG